TTTGATGCTATTGAGATTATCAAAGCAGAGAAAAAACAAACAAGAGCTGTGCGCAAACCCAAACAAAAAACTGCGGCAGAGTTGGTCAAAAAACTCAAGTTCAAACCCAGTGATGGAGACTTTGGTATTGCTAGTATCAATCCAGCAGATATAATTGATGCAACTACATTGGTTGTGTTCAATACTAAAAATCGCAAACTGGGCATCTACTATGCACAAGAACACACCACATTCAAAGTCAAAGGAACTACACTACAGTTTTTTGATGAGAAACGCAGTACACAAAAAACAGTGCGCAAGCCCAACGAAGTATTGCCTAACTGGAAAAAGGTTACCAAGCACAAGCTAAAACCACAGTTTGGATATCTCAAAACAACTGAAACAAAACTCAACGGTAGATTCAATGCTGATACTATCATCCTACGAGCCTTCAAGTAATAAATACTTGCATGGCACTAAAAGATGATCTAGTAAAAGAAATAGAACTACGTTTAGGCGGACAGATGGTTGATGTTGAACTCGACCCTGAACACTATGACGTGGCTATCAAAAAGAGTTTTGAAAAATACAGACAGCGCAGTGAAAATGCACTAGAAGAAAGTTTTGTTTTGCTCACAGTGGTGGAAGAACAAAACGAATACACTGTGGACAGTGATATTGTTGATGTATATGATATCTATAGACGCAGTGCTGGTACACTCAACAGTGGTGGACTGGGAGATATTGAACCGTTTGAAACAGCATACTTGAACACTTACTTGCTCAACAGTGGTAGAGCAGGCGGTATGGCAACGTTTGATGCACTGGCTCAGCACAGAGAAACATTGGGCAGATTGTTTGGAGAAAACTTGACATTTACTTGGAACACTGTTACTAAAAAACTGTTCTTACACAGAAGAATCAAAGCAAACGACACTTACTACATGCATGTGTACAAGCATCGCAGTGATGAAGAACTGTTACAAGATCCTTACAGTGCTCCTTGGCTCAAAGACTATGCACTAGCACACAGCAAGTTGATACTAGCAGAAGCCAGAGGCAAGTTCAACACTATTGCAGGACCACAAGGCGGCACCAGTCTAAATGCAGATGCACTGCGTATGGATGCACAAGCAAACATTGATAAACTAGAAGATGACCTCAAGTACTACGCTGAAGGGCAAGCAGGTCTTTGAGTAATTATAGGTTGACAAACGGTCCTGATCCTATTATTATATAAGCATGAAACTAAAATTACTTGTAATTGGTCATGGACGCCATGGCAAAGACACTGTCTGTGAAATACTCAGAGACGATTATGGTTACAGTTTTGAAAGCAGTAGTAAATTCTGTAGCCAACGTTTTATCTACAACGATCTCAAAGAAAAATATGGTTATGCTAACGAAGAGGAATGTTATGCTGACAGACACAATCACAGAGCTGAATGGTATGATGCTATTTGCGACTACAATGTTCCTGATGCCGCAACACTGGGCAGAGAAATGTTTGAAGCATATGACATTTATTGTGGTTTACGCAACAAACGTGAATTCTTTGCAATGCAAAACACAGGCGTGTTTGACAAAGTAATTTGGGTTGACCGCAGTGACCATTTGCCACCTGAAAGTGAAAACTCAATGAGTCTCAAACAATGGATGGCAGATCACACAATTGACAACAATGGTACATTGGAAGATTTGCGTTTCAATGTGCGTCAATTGATGAGTCATATTGATCCTTACAGCGTCAGTTAACTACTAGGATAACCTTCGTAATCCCCTTGATATATAGCGGTTCTGGTAAATACTACTAGCAATTACTTTATCAGAGGAGCAAAAACATGGCATTAGTATCTCCAGGTGTAGAGCTAACAGTAGTCGATGAAAGTGCATATGGTGCCCCAGGCGCTGGCACTGTTCCACTTCTACTTGTAGCAACACGCCAGAACAAAACAGATCCTACTGGTAGCGAATCAGATGGAATTGCCAAATACACTAAGTCAGCAGAAGCAGGTAATGTTATCAAAGTTACTAGCCAACGTGAACTAAGCCAGTATTTTGGTAACCCTACATTTACTACTAGTGGTTCAAGTATTGTACAAGGCAGTGAGACCAGCGAATATGGTCTTATGGCGGCGTACAGTTACTTGGGACAAGGCAGTCAAGCGTACATTGTACGTGCAGACATTGACCTTGCACAACTAGAATCAACAACAACTGCACCAACAGGTGCATATGCAACCAATGCTGGTTTGCATCTAGACACAAACGATAGCAAATATGGTATTCATGTTTGGAGCGCAACCAACAGTGCATGGGAAAACAAAGTACCAGCAGTTGAAATCAACGCAACTGGTACACAAACAGAAGTAGATGGTGATGTTGCATTCGCACCAACCACAGCCGCAAGTGCCGCAACAGACGGAACTTTCTTGGTTGTGGTACACGAAGACAACGAAACTGTTACAACAACAGCTAGACAACTAAGTTTACAGTACTTTATTGGCGTAGGCGGAGCATGGGAACTACTAGATTCAAGTGCAACACTGAGCACAGGTGAAACTGTAACCTATGACGAACACTACAGCGCACCAGCTACACCAGGCGCAGGTGATGTATGGGTAAAAACTACACGCCCAGGCAATGGTATTGATCTAAAGTTCTACTCATTTAGCACAACAACAAGCACTTGGTCAACAAAAGCAGTACAAGGTGTAAGCACTACACAAGCTGATGGCGCTGGCGCAATTGGTGACTTTGTACCACAAGACGGTACAAGTGTAACTGTTCTTACATCAAGCAGTGCAACAGTTGGTAACCTATTACTTGACCAACAAGGCAATACACGTGCCACATTCGTAGTTCGTGAAGTTGTTACAGGTGGTGCAGTAGGCGCACTAACAACAACAGATTTGAACGCACAAAATGACACACCAACAGCAACAGTTGCCACTAACACTTATTGGCATGATGCTACACTAAATGCTTTGGACATGTACAAGCAAGTAGGCGGTGTATGGACAGCGGTTACAGAAACATATAGTTCAACTGCTCCAACAGCACCAAGTGCAGGTGATGTATGGGTAGACACAACGTATGCCGCTGTAAACCAAGCAAACGAACGTGCATATCCTGTAATCAAAGTGAGAAATGCAGGCAACACTGCATGGGTAACACACGACAACACAGATCAAACAACAACAAATGGTGTACTATTTGCAGACTTGTTTGATGGTGTAAACGGCGCAAGTCCAATCACAGGCGCACCAAGTGCGGCTGTATATCCAGCAGGCATGATTGCTGTAAACATGGCACAGAGTAAAAACACTGTGCGCAAATGGAACGGTACTGCTTGGAGAAATGGCGTAGCTAACCATGCTGACGGTAGCGGACGCTTTGGTCGTTTTGCACAGCGTGGTGCTGTTGCAGAAAAAATGCAAGCGGTAGCCGCAGGCACAGACCTAAGAGATCCAAGCAACAGATTCAGTCTTATTGCCGCACCTAACTATCCTGAACTAACTGACGAAATGGTCAACTTGAACAGCGACAGAGGTGAAACAGCGTTTATCATTGTTGATACACCAATGCGTAAAAACGCAACTGATGTTATTGCATGGGTAAACAACACAGGCAATGCTACTGAAAATGGCGACGATGGACTAGTAACCAAAAACACATACAGTGCAGTTTACTATCCAAGCGGTCAAACAACTGAGCCACTAAACGGCAAAACAGTTGTTGTACCTCCAAGTCATATGGCACTATACACATATGCATACAACGACAACATTAGTTTCCAATGGTTTGCACCAGCAGGTAACACACGTGGTCTAGTACAGAACGCTACAGCGGTTGGACACATCACCACAGAAGGTGAGTTCAAGTCACTGAGCCTAAGTCAAGGACAGCGTGACAGTATGTACACTGCTAAACTAAACCCAATCACAACATTCCCAGGACAAGGTACAATTGTATTTGGTCAGAAAACACTGCACACTTCAACAAGTGCATTGGACAGAGTCAATGTTGCAAGATTGGTAGCATACCTAAGAGATCGTTTCGACGAGATTGCTCGTCCGTTCTTGTTTGAAGTCAATGACGCACAAACACGTGAACGTGCTAAAATTGCGTTTGAAAGATTCCTTGCAGATATCCTAAGCCGCAGAGGTCTAAATGACTTTGCAGTGGTTTGTGATGAGAGCAACAATACTCCTGCGAGAATTGATAGAAACGAAATGTATGTTGATGTTGCAATTGAGCCTACAAAGACTGCGGAATTCATTTATATTCCAATCAGACTTGTAAACACAGGTACTTTGGCAACAACTAACTAAAAAAAGTTAACATAACACATAATTAGGCGCTCCAGGGCGCCTAATTTTTTGGCTACAAAACATAAATATGTATAGCCGGTATATAGAGGAGAATTCGATGGCAGTACTAACAACACTAGGTGTTCCGGATAATGCTGGAAACACAACGACAATCATGCCCAAGCTCGCTTATCGCTTCAGAGTTATTTTTGCAGGCGATGCGTTCAGTGCTGAGCCAACAAGAAATGTTATTACAGTAAGTAGACCTACACTATCGCATGAACCAATTCAATTGGATGCATACAACAGTAGAATCTACCTAGCTGGTAAGCACACTTGGGAACCAATTACAGTAACACTACGTGATGACGTAGACAGCTCTACACTTAGAGAGCTAAACTCACAAATGAATTTACAAGTAGACCATGCTAACCAATCAAGTAGCAGAGCAGGTGCTAGCTACAAGTTCAAAATGACAGTTGAAACACTTGACGGTGCAAACCCAACACCAGGTGTACTAGACAAGTTTGAACTAGCAGGTTGCTATATCACAAATATCAACTATGGTGACATGGACTATTCAAACAGCGGTCAAGTCACAGTATCTATTCAGGTACAGTATGACAACGCAGAAATCTACGATGCGGCAGGTAATGCTACATTGACAGGCGAGGATATTGATCAGACAGTAAGCAACGCTACAGGCGGCCAGGGATAAACAAGAGGTAGCACATGGGTTTAATCTATAATACCGGCCCCTATAATGCTGCCGCTCAACACTTTGGTGTAGACGATCCAGTCCATACAAAACTTCCAAGGCAAAGTTTTCAGTTTAGTATTCAATTTATATTGAACGAAAACGTTGCTATGGAAGATGACAGTTTTGGACGTAACTTCACTTTCAATAGAGTATCCAGTGTAAGTTTACCAGACTTTGACTATGATGTTAGAGCAATGAACCAATACAACAGGATGCGTTATATCCCTACTAGACTAACACCTGGTGCATTGAACGTTATGTTCTATGACACCAAAGACAATCAATATCAAACACTGATGAAAGCATATGCTGGTCACTATTTTCATGGACATGATTTAGGTGACAGTGCTTTCAATGGTTACAGTGTTATCAATCCAGACTACGAAAACGGATCAAATCAAGTGATAGGTGCTAAACCAGTGCCTGACAATGCTAGATTCTTTTTTGAAGAAATTAGAATACACAATCATGACACTGCACAAGGCGGTAGAACATTTAGATTGTACAACTGTATGATGCTGAACAGCAATCATGACAGAGCTGACTACAGCAATAGCGGACCACTACAGTACACAGCAAGTTTCCAACCAGAACACATTGACATTGGTCCGTTGGATCAAACAAGACCAAACAGCGAATCCAGTCAAGCACGTACAGGAAGCACAACAGCCAGCACAGTTGCTAACAGACCAGCAGGTGTTGCAAAAAGCAGTGTTGGTGTTTCAGGAGATGTACCTCAACTCAAGCCATTCAACGGTACACTAAAAAGCGGTGAGAAGATTAGAAACATCGACGGCAAAAGTTTTGTGGTTCCAGCCAGCTAATAAATACTATTAGAATGGCACACAAATTTCAACAAGGCATTTACGAAGTCAGAAACCCTAAAAAATATGTGGGCAAACATCGTCCACGTTATCGCAGTGGGTGGGAGTTGAAATTTATGAGACTGTTGGATGAACACCCAAACATTCTTGCGTGGGCCAGCGAAGCACACAGAATACCCTACAGAAATCCAGCTACAGGTAAAAACACACACTATGTTCCAGACTTTTTTATAGTGTACGAAGACAAAGACAAAAATCGCAGAGCAGAGATGATTGAAATCAAACCTGCTGGACAAACACTAGCCAACGCTAGAAGCACAGTACAAAAAGCACAGGCAATTGTAAACGAAGCCAAATGGCAAGCTGCCAAAGTGTACTGTCAAAGACAAGGCGTTGGATTTAGAGTACTCACTGAACATGAGTTGTTCAACAATCCTAAAAAG